GGGTTTACATTTAGTAAAGTATTGATATTTCTTTCTATTCTTTCAGGTGTATTCTGTCTATCCATAAATTCAGCAGTTTCATCAACCTGTGTAGGTGTGTTATCAGGGTCAGTATCTTGTGCAGCTTCTAATGCCTGTCTATTTTCTTCTATGTTTTCTAATTCATTTACAATATTTTCATAATCACTATCTAAAAATGCATCATATTCCGCACTATCATCCATATCCATAATTATTTCATTTAAATCTGATGCACTAAATGTTTGTGATATTGAATTTTTTATATTAGATAAAACAGAATCAGGTATATTTATGCCTTGTGAAATACCTGTGTTTCTTAAACGTGGTATTATTGCATCAAGAAATTCAGTTCTATACGAAGCAGTATCTATACCAACTCTATTTGCATATAATGCAGTTGACCTAATTACTGCCCTTAACCTACTATTTAATTCCGGTGTTATTGCAGCTTGTTCTATACCTTCACTTCTAGCTATATTTAATATTATTTCTTGTACATTTGTAACAAATCTGTTTAAATTCATTCGTAAAACTCTGCAGTAATTTCCATAAATAATTCTTCATCTGTCATATCAGAATTTTCTTCTCTTAACTCTACAATGTCTACATCTAACATATTCCATTGTATTACACCACCTACGACATATTTTTGTAAATGTGGATTAAATTCTAAATATTCTTTTAATTCTTCACTCATCTATCCAAAAACCTTGAAGCCATATTACGTTCTTGTGGTTGGTTATTTTTATTACCTTGTGGTTTTACACGCAGTATTTTTTCCATATTATTTAAAAACGTTGGTGCTGCTTTTGTTGGTCTAACTGAATTGCTTAATAGATACACTTCTTGTCCTTGTCGTGATTCTCTAATACTTCTTTGTCTTGGTTCAGATACTTCTACATCTTCTGCTACTTTAACGTATGGATGTATTGTTCTAAATATGTATTCATATACATCTTGTAATTGCGTAGTAGGTTCAGTACCTTTTTTATTAAGGTAATACTGATACATAGTAGATTTAGCAATATCTAATCTTTTGTTTATCTCTTTACCTGTTGCAACTCTACCTTCAGAATGTATGTAGTAATTATCATTAGGATTTAATTTTTTGTTTTGTAGTAAATCCACAATGTTTTGTCCATCACCTTGTACATTTACACCTCTATACGTAACATCTAGTGGTAGATAGGGGTGTACATTCTCAACGTACATTTGCATAATTTGTTGATTGCTAAGAGTATCTAAGTTTACATTTGCCAACATATTCTTTGTCATATTGTTTAAATCGCTACCTCTGTTTTCACGTACACGATTACCTTTATACGACAAATAGGTTTCTTCGTTTTTAAACAAACCACCTAAACTTGCACTTACTAAACTACGTTTCATACTTGCAATAGATTGTTCAGGAACATCCATTAGGTTTCTGCCACCAACGCTGTTTTCATATCCTTCTACAGTAGGGTCTGTTGGTACTTCCTGTACATTTCCATCAGGTGTCTGTATCTGTGTAGGGTTTTCTATAACGTTTGTATCGTATTCTTTAGCTGCATTTAAAAATGATTCTTGTCCTGATATTTTGTTTGTAGTCCAATTATCTATACCTGTTCTGTCACCTTCATCATATTGTCCAATGATAACTGCTGCTATAGCATTTAATCCGGGGTCATCTAGTGCATCATTTATGTTGTCATAAGAATTAAATATATCGTATTTACGTAACTCACTTTCCCAAGTAGTTCCATACACTTGCCAAGGACCACGTGACCTGCCTTGGTCACCCGGTACGTTTTGTGCAAATCCTGTAGGTACATCACCATCTCTATGCTCTGCTAATGCTACAGATATAAGTCTTGTCATATCTTCTTCGTTATTAGGATTAAGTAATGTATCTCCATCTTTGTATTCAAAATCCTCTGTAGATAAGTAATTCATAGCGTACTGTATGTATTGGTAAAGTTGTTGTGGTGTGTACATTAAAAGTTCTCCTCAAATTGCATAAAGTTAGATTTAAATTGTTGTGCTGCTGCAGCTCTACCTGCTATCTCATTACTTGCATCTATCCTACCTGATTCTAAATCATCCATTATTTTTCCAAGCTCACTTGTTACATCAATAGATTGTAGTAATGGTTTGCCTAATTGTTGTCTTGCTTCTTCTGCAGTAGGTGTAACTATACCAAAACCACCATATGTGTATGGTCCTGTGTTGGTTGTACTGTCATATGATTTTGCTAAACCAATTACATCACCTAATGATATTCTGTTATCTTCTATCTCTGCTTCTCTTTCAGCAGCTTGTTTCTGTAAATTACCAAATATAGTTGAATACTTAGCATAATCTTTAGATGTAGCGTATAAACCTCTTTCTGCAAACAAAGCATCTACAACACCTTTAACTTCTGATTCGCTAGGTGGTATTATTTCTCCTGCAAACTTACCTTGTAAATCTTGTAAAAATGCATTTGTCTTTGCATCTACACCTTTTTTATATTCTAAGTATGGTCTTAGTTGTCCTAGTAATGTAGGTGCTGTTTTATCAATTAAATTTAATTGTGGAAACATAGCATTAGCATCATTAGCTTGTGTCATTAATTGTGCTATAAAATCTATTTCATTACCTTTAGCAGTAAAATCTATTACACCCGGCACGAAATTATAAGAACCTATGTCTAATCCTAAACCTGCTAACTCTTGTTGTATCTCAAATATTGCTTCTTGACTTAATCCTTCAAAAACTTCTGATGCTGCACCTGCTCTAAACACAGGTGACATTGGATTACCTTGTGCATCTTTTTTAAGTAAACCTGTTTCAGGGTCAATGTAATTATTATTACCATCAAGTGCCATATTAGGACCTGAATAAAATTCATAAGATTTAAAATACACATCACCTGTTGCTTGGTCTTGACCTAGTTGTGGTACTGCTACTGCATTAGCAATTTTTGGACTATCTATAGAATAAGAAGGATTTTGTTCAGTAGGTGTTGTAAACCATTCACCTGTACTATTTCTTATAGCATCTATAGAATCTCTTTGTGCAACAGTTTTAAATGTCCAATTTTCTCTACTTGATGATAATGTTTCTGTAGGTTCAGTAATATCATCTAACATTAAATTTACTGTATTAATCCACGATTCCCAATCTGCAGGTTCAGTAAGACCTGTCCTGTAATTACCTATAATGTCAAAATCAAAACCTAATGTGTTAGTGTCAGATGCTAATAACGTTGATATAGATTCATTCACTAACATTTTTTCGCCATCAGCTTTAGTAACTTCTAATGGTATTGTAAATCTTCTGTTTATCTCTGCAATAAATACATCAAAATCAGCAGGATAACTTTGGTTTTTATCTAGTTCATCTAAATAATTTTTTATGTCTTGTATAACTCTGTTATCACTCATTTCAAATACCTTCTATTGTCTAACTCTTTCCAAAAACTTCCTAAATACAAACTAATCCAATTTGTATCTTCATACTGCAAAGCTAACTCTCTAGCATATGCATCTAGTTCTTCTCTTATAGCATCAATATTACCTGATGTACCACCAAGTTTAGCAGCAGTTTTATTAGGAATACCACCACTAGGAATTACTATACCTCTAAACGTACCACCATTTAATGCTACATCTATAGCCCTATCATACTCTGTAAAGAACTTTTGCAAAGGTTCAAATTCAGGTGAATTACGTGTTATTTCATAATTACCCCATTGTCTTAATTCAGCTATTATCTGATACTTGTCTGCCATCAATACAGCATCACCAATAGAACCATAAGGTATAACTCCATACTCAAAAGTTACTCTTGCTACTTCTGCAGAATATCTTTCCTGTCTAGCTTGTGATGACAAAGAATCATTATTTTTTAATTGTTCTTTAAAATTTTCTAATTCAAATTGTGCTAATGATTGTAATACTGCACGTTTGTATGCTTCAGGTTCTAGTGTTTCTGCACCTGCCATAAATGCAGGTAATGAAAACTCATCATCAATATTGTCAGGTTTTATAAATATAGCTGTGTATGGTAATTTCTTTAGTAATTTTTTATTTTCTGTTTGTTGCCAAAATGCATATGATTCTTTTTTAACAGGAAATCTACCTTTTTTAATTGTACTTGATTGTCTAAGTGGTATTGGATTTAATCCAAACCTTGTCATAAACTGTTGTGTTGTTTGATAATAATCAAAATCATTTGCTTCTAACATCTGTTGATATTTTTGTCCTAATACTTGTATTGTCCACCATACACCATTTTTATCTTCAATTTCGTATCTAGGTTGTATAGCTGTAGGATATGCTGCTTGTGCTGTACCTCTAATTAGCCAATGTGTAGTAGCAGCACTTTGTGCTTGTTCCATAGCTTCATCTATTGAATCTTGGTCATCAGGTGTCCACTTACCTGCGTAATAATACAATGTAAATATATCCATAACTGTTTTAGAATATGATGCATTTATTTCATCTGTTGCTTCTTGTGACAATGGCATAGCTTTTAAATATGATTTAAACCATGATGGTAGAAATGGTTCAAATAATAAATCTTCAAAACTTGATACACCCGGTTGCTCAAAGTTACCTAATATAAAGTCCTGCCAATATTTAGGTGTAGATGAAACTTTAGTTAATACTTTAAAAGGTATTGTAACAATAGGACCAAAACCCGGAGAGAAACCATTAGCTGCAATTAGGTTAAGTCCTTCTAAGAAACCATATGGTTTTACTCTTACACCTTCATCTGTTAAATCTTCACCTAATGTTGTACGTTGTAATGGTTTAAATCCTAATGCACCCGGTATTGCAGTTAGACCAAATGTTAATACATTAGCTACATCTAGGTAATTAAACATTAGTTCACCTGTTACAGGGTCAGTAGTAAAGAAAGCATTGTCTGTATCCCAAGGTTTAGCTTCTTTACCTCTATCTATACCAATACGAGTTCTGTTAAATTTAGCAGGATTATCTACTAACAATTTACCCCAAGTCTTTATAACCTCTTGCCATATTTCAGGAAATGGTACGTATGATGACATAACATCAGATAGCACGTGTCTTTCAGAACTAGCATATAATAAATTCTTTACTTCATCCATAGCTTTATATTTGAGTAATGTTTCTGCTTGTTCTAGTGTTGTAATGCTATTCTCTGATACTGTTGATTTAGCTTTAGCTAATAAGTTAGTGTATAGTTCACTACCCTCTATCCAAGGTTTAGCACCAACCATAAATTCTTTACGTACATCTTCTGTCATAAATGGAAACAAATCTTCAGCTAATGTATAAAACGACCATCTAAACATAGGGTCACGATTAAGATAATCAGATGGTTTTGCTAATAAAAAGTTGTATGCATTACCTAGTGCTTCATCCCATCTTTCTATAGCTTGACCTGTTATTGTACCTGCTTTACTTAAATTAGGATTTTGATTAAATGCTTGTCGCCTTGGACCTAAATCCATCTCTCTTATTTCATTATCAAACACTTCTTTTATTTTATTAAAAAAGTTATTAAAATATTTTTTACCTTTTTGTCCATTAACAGAATATTTTTGTGCTAACTCTAACCAATCTTCTCCATCTATATATCCACCATTTGCTAAAAACTCACGTACCTTTACAGCACCTTGTGTTAAATCTACTTCGTAATCAGGAAATACATATCCCTCTGCACTTTCTATAAGTTCTCTAGCTTGTTGTTCACTTATCTCTGCACCTTCACGCATAATCTTCATTGTTGGATTACCTTGTAATCTACCTATTTCATACTCTGCAGATTTTAAATATTTTCTTAAACCTTCTTCAGTATTAAGTAACTCTCTAGCTTCTACATCTTCACTTCTTTTAATTAAATCATCTATATATTTTTTACCCGGACCTCTAAAATATTCAAATGCTTTATCTGCACCATCTCTTGCTACAACAACAAACAATGGGTCACCTGCTTTAGAAATCATATCGTGAATCCAACCACGCCAATATTGTGGATTTATAATAGCTGTACCATTACTGTCAGTAATATATTTATCAACCATAATATAAAAATCATCTGCTGAACTTATTTGTTTACTACGTGGTTTAAGTGCTAAAGCTAATGTTTGTTCTGACATAGTAGATATATATTCTTTAGTAGTATTTAAAAATGTACCTGATGGTGCAGCTTGTGCATATCCACCTTTTTTGCTTATTATTTTTTTAGCTACTTCAAAATTTTCATTAAACAAATATTCCATAACTTCTTTATTAACAACTGAATTTATATCTACATTATCTATACGTGGGTCAGGTTGTGCATACACAGATATTTCATATACATCATCTGCACCTAAACTTGCAACTCTTTTTGCTGATTGTTTAATAGGATTTGTATCTGCAAGTAAATTATATGCTTCATTTCTTATATAAACTTTTGGCTCTTGTGCTTTTATTGCAATACTTAAAGCATTTTTTAATGCTGTATCTGCTTCTTTTGCTGTACTTCCACTATTTAATTGTACAGTTACATTTAGAATTACAGAACTTTCTTTAACTTGTATAGATAATCCATGATTTGCTTTTTTTAATACTTCTTGTACAGATGGATTATTAACATAATTTTGTATAGCTTGTACCATTTGTGGTTGATTTTCTACTTCAACTATTTTTCTGTATTTTTTATTTGGTATTACTGATATGTTATTTACCATTTCACTTAAATTTGCAAATGGTTTTATGTAGTCCATAAATGGTTCTGCACTAGCAAAATTATCAACAGGTTTTACTTTTTGTTTTTTAAGTTGTTTTACATCTCCAATTATTTCATCAAACGCAAAGTCTGTAGCATTATTACCATCAATAGCATTTTGTATAAACGAATCTCCAACTTGTCCTGATTGATTTACATTAAGTCTTAATACTTTAATAATCTGTTGTATATCATCATATTTAAGATTTTCCATTTGCTTTACCATATCTATGTTGCCTAATAGTTCTGCTACAGAATCTATCTCATCTGCATCTATACGTGTAGAAAACAGTTGTTCACCAAATGAATTTTCTAATCTAATACTTGTAGGTTTACCTTTACCATAACCTATACCACCATTCAGTGATGCTCTAAGTATTGGGTGTGTGAATACATTTGGTCCACCATACATAGCAATACGCACTGCTTCTTCAGGTGGAACACGTAATGCTAGTGCAGGTCTTAACATCCAAGATGGTTTTAATACACGTTGCATTATAAAATCTGAATACATATACTCTAACCAACCTGTAGGTGCAAGTGTTTGTTTGCCTGTACGTAAATTAGTTTTTAACGCTTTTGTAGGTATTTTTGCATTATCTAATATTTTTTGTGTTAATGTATAATCTTGATTACCCCACTTACCTGATAACAATCTTCTTAATCCTGTAGTGTTAGGTCCTACCATTCTTCTAAAACTAGATAATGCTCTACCAACTTCTTGATAATCAATTAATGGTACAAAGTTGTCAGCAAATTGGCTCATAGAAAATGCTGTAGGTAATGCTACCTCTGTAGCTTCTAATATGTTACCTTCTGCATCTACTCTGTCAGGTCTAAATTTAAACTTACTTCCCGGAAAAGCTAGTGGTTGACCTTCGCTATCATAAAGATATTTTCTTTTTTCAGATATTTCATTATTAATAAAATCCATTACACCATCTACTAATTCACTTTCATCTTGTAAATCAGGATTATCTTTTATAACTTTTGCTTTTATTCTGTTGTTCATAGTTCTAACTATGCGTACAATGTCATCTTGGTTTCTAGCTTCTATTAGTTCACGTATGTAATAATCTCTTGTGTTTTGATTTTCACCTAATGCAATCATTATTCCATCTATGTTTTCTATTGTTTCTGATATGTAATTTATAGATGCAAATCTACTTGGTGCTAAATCAAATAATCTTTTAACTTTTTGTGGTAATGCATATTTTATAGAACCACCCATACCTATTACACCTTTGAATGGGTCATCTTTTATTTTCCCAAGTAATGCACCTGCACTTCTTCTCATAGGTGCTATGTCTACAGATTTACCTGCATACTTTTTACTTAACTCATTTGCCATATCAGCAACAACAGATTGTCGCATTGGCAATTTTGTTATAGGTGTAGAGTATGCTGCTTCAGCTATCTCTTTGCCTACAAATGTTCCTGAATAAGGTGCAATCATAAGTTCAGACAAATCACCATGTTTAAGTAAAGACATAACTATTTCACGCATAGATTCTTTGTTTTTAACTGTAGCTAATAGATTTAGTATACGTGTATCTACTTTTGCAAACGTTGGTATATCTTTTAACCTAGCTACAGATTCATTTTCTGTAAGTGCAGATATAAAATCATCACCCCACTTGCTATCCATAATCTGTTCTGCAGTTTTACCAAAAGTTAATCTTCGTGCTTCTTTACCTGCTTTTGTAGGTTTGAATGTATTTACTGCACGTGTAATAAACGCAGCATCATCTACATACTGTGCTACTTCTGCTTGTGATACAATTTTTCTACCTGCTGTTTTAGCAGCACCACCATAACCAAGCAACAAGTTTATAGGGTCTGCACCTAATCTAAACGCACCATCAATAATTGTAGATGCTAAAGCGTATGCAATATCTCCTTCTTGTGAAAATTGTGCTGCAACTATTCTTCCCGGTGATATAGGTATCTCATCACCTGTTTTAGTTTTATATTTATATCTATATTCATCACGTTCAAACTCATCTGTAATAGGTCTACCATAAACATCTGCAGCAATTTCATATGCTTCTGTTGGTGACTTACCTAATTTAATCTGTTTACTATATACTTCTGTATCTTCTAGTTTTATTGAATTAGGTAAAATACCAACACCTAAGTTAAGTGGGTTATCAGGTCTACCTATACCTAATGCTTTACCAAAACCACCTGCTTCGTTTAACGCTCTACGAAATTCGTTTTCACCATATGCAGATTTTGTTGCATTATATTTTTCGTTAAACTCTTTGCCTAATGTAGCTTTACGTATGTTTTCAGTTAATTGTTCTCCCGGTACTAATCCTGCTAATGTATTACCAATAATTGCTGTAGGTAGTGATTTGTCACTTTGCTGTGCTGCTACAACTGATGATTTAAAGTTTCTTGATATATTTTGAAACGCAGAATCCATAGCTAAAAATCCTAACTGTGTGCCACGTTTTAGTGGATTAACTTCTGTTTTGACATTAACACGTTGTTTTTTCTCCATAGCTTTTTGCTGTACTTGTGCAATCTTTAAAACATCTTCATCATCAGGTTGCAATCCCATAAGAGGTAGATATGCTACTAATCGTTTATCCATAGATGGATATGTATATGCCATATCACGCATAGTTGCTGCTAAATCAGGTGTTATTGCTCTACGATAGTTTGCAATCTCATTAAGGTTCTGTGTAGATTGTTCTGCTACAGATTCCTTGTAGTGTGAAGGCAGATAGAAATTAGCTCTCCTATCCATTTAAAAATCTGCTTCTAGTAACTCATCCCATATCGGGTCAGGTAAAACTGACTTTGCAGCTTTGAAAATATTAGCAACTGTGTCTGTAGGAACAGGTGTAGGTCCATTATCTCCTGCACCTATTGGTATTCCTGATGTAATTGGTTCTGCAGGTTTGTTAGTAGGTGCAGATATGTTTATTGGTGATACAGGCATTTGTGGTCTAGGTGGAGTAGGTGTGCTTGTTTGCATTGGACTAATAGCACCTGCTTGATTTTCTAACGCTGTAGTTTGTCCTGTTGGGTCGCCTTCTTTTCTTGGAGGTGCAACAATGTCAGCAAATGCACCACCTTGTGTTAAATCAGTTGCTTCTTGCATAGATTTACTTTTTCTACCTCTATTATATTTCGCCAAATAAATCATCTCCTAATCTTGGATTGTATTCGTATTCAAAAGCTAAATTAATAAAATAATGTGGGTGTGGTGTAGGTATAGTTACAAATTGTTTAAATACAATATTTGCATTATCTTCAACACCTGTAAATACATCTTCTGACCAATCTTCTTGATTTATTATGTCAAAAAATCTTTTAGCATCATCCGGCACTAGGACCTCCTTGACCAAGAGAACCTAACACTTGCTCTAATCCCGGTAATCCGCCACCCGGTCCTGCAGGTATTTGTGGTCCACCCATTCCTAGCATAGCTAGTTCTTGTTCAGATGGTTCATCACCTTCTGCTGTATAAAACTTATCTAGTATCTCTGACATCTTTTGTGGATTTTTTCTTATTTCTATAGCTGCCATAGTTGCTTTAGGATTACCTTCTGCTGCTTGTGCCATTAAACTTTCAAACAAAACTGTTTCTGCTTTTTCTGCAGATATACGTTGTTGTATTTTTGTAATATTATCTAGTCCATCCATATTTTCTTGTAATGTTTGTGTGTCTATAATGCCTTGTTGTTTTAATTGCAAACCTGTAATTATTTTTTGTGGCTCATCAAATCCTGCCATAACACCATACACTCTTCGTGTTTCATAAACTTCTTTAATATCATTATCAGGTGTATAACTTTCTTTATACGCTGTGCCTTTATGCCTACCTGCAATAGGTTTACGTTTGCTACCAAACATAATTTGGTCGTACTCTAGTCGTTTTGCATCTAATTCCTGTAATGCTTCTTTTAATACTGTTTGATATTCTCTAACATGTAGTGATGCAGATTGACCTAATTCTTCAAGACCTCTACCTGTAACAAAAGCATTAGGAGATTGTCCATCATCAGATACAGGATATGCTGCACCAAGTCGCAAGTGTCTTTCTAATCTATCTACTTGTTGAAATAATTGGTATGGTAAATTGTTGACCGGTTTAGACACTTGTGAACCCGGTGTTAAATAGTTAACAGCAAATCTACCTTTACGATATTTTCCTGATTCTATTTCACCTACTATGTTAGTTTCAGTAAATACTGCATCTTCCATAGCTATTGTTCCTAGTATATTTATTTTTGCCATGTTAGACATAAGTCCTGTTATGTGATGAAACTGTGATTGCATTTGGTCAAACGCATATCTTTTAGCTACAACAAAACAAGGACCTGATGATAAAATGTTTGGCATAAAATCTATAATTTTTTTATTTTCAGGTAAAAATATGTATGTTCCTTCTGTATCTCTATACTCAACTACAACTTTTCCATGTCCTGTAGAGTTTGCCCAACTACCTGTTCTTTCTGTAGTTTCTAATAAAGAAGAATATGGATTTTGAAATCCTGTATCTGTTTCTTCTTGTGCATATATAAATCCTTTTGCATCAGGATATTGTTCTGCCAATATTCTATGTGGCACTCTACGTATTATTGCTAACTCTTGTGGTTGTTGGTCGTTACCAAACACACCCGGATAGCAAGTAAATGGGTCTTGTAATTCAGCATAAGGATATGGATTACCATCTTTGTCTTTTTTATGTCCTATAGTCCATGCAACAAAACCATAACCCGGCAACCATCTAGCTGCCTGTGGTAACTGCATATGTAATTTTTGAAATTTATCATATGCTAAAACTATACGTTCTAATTTTTCTGATTTTTTCCTAGCTCTTTCGCTATCTTTTTCATTTATAATATCTACTTTTAAATCAGGACTTCTACCTAACTTTTGTGCAAATCTTTCTAACGCAGTTAAAAATAAATTAGGTGCAGGTAATTCGTTGTACTCAACATTAATTGACCTACCTAACAAAGCACGAACAGCAGCTTCGCCACCATTCATAATGTCACGTATTCTTGCCCTATCTGACATTTGTTCTTGATTAATTACTCTAAGGTAATCTACTCTTTCAGCTAATTTATCACTATTAAGTGGCATTTATCTCCAATTATCTACATCCATACTACTAGGTTCGTACCCTGTAAAGCTAGGATTATAATCGTACCCTAACTCTGCGTAGCGTTCTTTTTGCATTCTTCTTATGGCTCTCATTGGAAACCAACTTGCCATAACTATGTCAGTTTTTGTACCCACACTTTTGCTTTTGTTCTTTGCAGAACTAAAATACACAAGCTGACTTGTATATAAGTTTACCTTTTCTTGTGCTTCAAAGCTAAGATATGGCAAAGAAATATTTTTTTCTTGAAACATTGGTCGCATAGCTGTAACACCATAAAGAGGGTCAAACTTATTCTTGAATGTTTCGTGTCCTTCTAAAAATATACCATGACTTGATGCAAACTCTCTAATGCTCTTGTCTTGTCTTATTGCTTTTTGAAAACCATTTTCTTCTATAACCCAATGTGACAAATTGTATTTTAACCACCAATCTTTTATCACATCTAGTGCTTGTGGAATACCACCACCTAGATTGTTGTTCATATCTACCATGTGTAATTTATTTTCTACAGAATCATATGCCCACAAAAATGCAGCTTGATAACCTGTAGATGCAGGGTCTAGTCCTGCTATCAATCTTGTACCATG